GGATGGGGTGGGGGGACTTGTTCTTGCTCCGAGCCTTCGGCGTGCGCCGAGTTTGCTGCGCCCCCCACCCCATCCCTCCCCGCCACGCGCAAGGGCGCGCGGGGGGAGGGAGGAAATTGCGGCGCTGACTGTGGACCTACCGGCGTCGTAGTGTAGGGCACCACGTGTTTCCTGCCTCCGCGAAATTCGTCATCGTGAGGAACAAACATGTCCGCAACCTATCCCACCACGGCCGAGGCAAAAGTCGTGTCGGTCCTGGTGCCGTTCATGGCGTGGATCACGCAGGCCGATCCGAACTTCCAGTCGGAGAAGCGGCGCGAGGTCGAGTACGAGACGACGCGCCGCATCTTCTTCGCCGATCCGGCGCGGCGAGGGGCCTATGAGTGAAATGCTCATCCCCGGCGATCCGGTGCTGGTGCGGCGCGAGCGGGTGGCGGGCTCGTTCGGACGGCCGGCGCGCGTGCTCGAGCACAAGGCGGGGCCGGGTTCGGGCGCGGACCGCACGGCTTACGAGCTCTGGGTCGCGCGGCGCGCCTTCGATCTCTTGGAGCGCGCCTATCCGGGGCATCTGTGGTTCGTCGACTTCGATCTCGCCAAGGGCGGCATGTGTCTCTCTGTGCCGGTGCTGACCGGCGGCAACTGGGTCTACTTCATCCGTCAGCAGGATATCGAGCCGAAGCGCGTGATCCTGGCGGGCGGCGAACTGCTGGAGCGCTACCGGCTGGCGCGCGGGGCGCTGCGGGTCGACGAGTTCGTCGCGGCGCGCGATCAGCATTCGGTGCTGGCCGGGCGCGCCCGCAAGGTGCCGGATTGATGCTGCGCGCCACGCCGCCCGGCGAGGACGGGCTGAACGGGTCGGCGGCGCGCGCCGGCGCGCCGCAGCCGGAGACCAAGGACAAGGTCGACTATCTGCACCTCGTCGCGCTCGCCGAGCAGCAGGCAAACCTCTACATCCAGCAGGTCAATCGCCGCTTCTGGTCGCGCTCCTACCGCGCCTTCCACAATCAGCATTTCGAGGGCTCCAAATACGGGCACCGCGACTGGGCGCACCGCTCAAAGATCTTTCGCGCCAAGACCCGGTCGGCGGTGCGCAAGGACATGGCGGCGGTCGCCGCCTCGCTGTTCGGCACGGTCGACGCCATCGCCTGCGCGCCCGGCAACGAGGCCGACGCCAGCCAGCGCGCCGCCGCCGAGCTGATGCAGGAGCTCGTCAACTACCGGATGGACCGCACCTCGGGCCGCAACGCGATCCCCTGGATGCTGACCGCGATCGGCGCGCGCCAGGACGCGGAGATCACCGGCATCTGCGTCTCCAAGCAGTACTGGAAGCTCAACCTGCGAAAAGACCGCGACGAGCCGGTGATGCAGACGGCCGCCGACGGGAGCCAGACGCCGGTGCTCGCGCCTGACCCGGAGAGCGGGGAAATGCGGCCGCTGACGCGCCCCGTTCTGGTGCCCGACGTGGACCGGCCGGACGTGATGCTGTTTCCGCCCGAATGCGTGCTGATCGATCCGGCCGCCGACTGGACCAACCCGGCGCAGAGCGCTGCCTATCTGGTGCTCAAATATCCGATGCGGATCGACGACGTGCGCCGCAACGAGCACGATCCGCGCAACCCGTGGCACCACATCGGCGAGGATGCGCTCAAGGGCGCGGCCGAGACCATGAAGTTCGACGCCGCTGCGATCGAGCGCGCGCGTGAGTTCGGGCTCGACCGGTTCGACGAGACGATGAACGCCGCCGAGTTCGACGTGGTCTGGGTGTTTGAGAATTTCTTCCGGGTCAACGGCGAGGACATGACCTTCTTCTCGGTCGGCAACCAGCATTGCCTGACCGATCCGCGCCCGACCCGCGACGTATACCCCGAGCAGGACGGCGACCGGCCGGTCGTGTTCGGCTACGGCTCGCTCGAGTCGCACCGCATCTTTCCGATGTCGGCGGTGGAATCCTGGCAGCAGACCCAGGCCGAGATCAACGATGTGGCCAATCTGTTTCTCGATACGCTCAAGCTCGGCATCGCGCCGATCACCAAGGTGCGGCGCGGCCGCAACATCGACCTCGACGCCGTGCACCGGCGCGGGCCGAACAGCCATGTGCTGGTGCAGGCGGCGGACGACGTGACGTTCGAGCCGGCCCCGGCGCCGCCGCCGACCGTGCAGCTCGCGATCGAGAAGCTCGACGTCGACATGGACGATCTCGCCGGCCAGTTCAACTCCGGCACGGTGCAGACCAACCGCTCGCTCAACGACACGGTGGGCGGCCTGCAGCTGATCGCCGGCGCCGCCTCCAGCGTGCAGGAGTTCGACATCCGCCTGTGGCTCGAGACCTGGTGCGAGCCGGTGCTGGCGCAGATCGTGCGGCTCGAGCAGTACTACGAGTCGAACGCGATCATTCTTGGCCTCGCCGGCGAGCGCGCGCAGCTGGTGCAGAAGCACGGCATCAGCGAGATCACCGACGATCTCCTGGCGCATGAGGTCACGATCCGCGTCAATGCCGGCCTCGGCTCGGGCGACCCGCGCCAGCGGCTGCAGAAATTCCACATGGCGATCGGCGTGGCGGCGCCGCTGCTGGCGCAGTCGCGGGAATTTCAGAGCGGGCAGCTTGCCATCAATGTCGAGGAGATCATGAACGAGGTGTTCGGCGCGGTCGGCTATCGCGACGGGGGCAAGCGCTTCATCAAGCAGATGCCGCCGACGCCGCCGGACCCGCAGCAGAACCTGCTGGTCGCCAAGCTCCAGGCCGAGATCGAGAAGGCGCGCAACCAGGGCAAGGGCGCGCTGCTCTCGGGCCTTGCCGCCGTGCGCAAGGTCGACCTCGGCAACCGCGAGCTCGAGGCGGCGCAGACCGACGCGCTGCTGGACCGCGCCGCCGCCCATCGCGAGGCCGAGCGCGAGCACCACCACCGCACCCTCGACCGCCACGTCACGGCGCTCGACCTCGGCCACCGCCACGCCCACGCGCTTGCCGACCGCATGCTCGCTTCTCCCTCCCCTGAAAGGGGAGGGTCGACCGCCGCAGGCGGTCGGGGTGGGGTGAGCCCCGCAGGCACAGGGGGCGCGGCATTTGCTGATGCGCCGCCACCCCCACCCGCCGGGCCTGTTCCGGCGCTCGGCGGCGACGACCAGGCCGCGCTGCTCGCGCATCTGGCGCAGGTCCTGTCCGCCCCGCGCCGGCGCATCGTGAAGCACCACCGCGGCCCGGACGGCCGCGTCTCCCATTCCGAGGTGATCGATCATCTCAACACCGGAGCTATCCCATGACCGACATCGGCACGATCGCGACGGACGGGACGAGCCCGATCCGGTTCATGTCGACCAACGGCGGCGATCATTCAGCTGTTGCATGGGCCATGATCTCGGCCGACCAGATCTGCGATCTGATCCGCATCGATCCGGCGTCGGGCTCGGCCGCGGCGAGCGCCGCGCGGGTCGCGCTGGGGCGGCTGCGGGCCGAGCTCGTCGCCGTGCTGGCCCCCCAGCATGCCGAGCTGCAGCGCGACGAGGACGCGGCGCTCAAACGCGATGCGCGGCGACTGCTCGCGCCGCACGACCCGACCCAGCGCCTCGAGCGCGCCCTAGCAGCGGTGTTCACTGCTACGGCCGAGACACCGTTTGCGGCGCATTTTGCCGGCTCTCGCGTGCGAGAGGTGGTGCGCGGCATCATAGGTTCGCACCTGGTCACCATGGCGGCCGCGCGGCGTAGCTGGCGCGCCGATCAGCTGGTCGCCGCGCAGCCAAGCCATGAAGCTGCGCGCCAATTCCAGGCGTTGCGTCACGCGCGTCTGGCGAAGCGGGTCGAAGATGTCGCCATGGTTACTTTCGTCTGAACCAATAAGAGCAACGCTCAGTCTGAGATGTTGTTTTGATCTCCTCATATATGCGGCAACGCCCCAGCATCGTGTCGAACCCCTTGCACCAGGGTTTCGACTTGCAATTGGTAGCGCAGCGATACGCGGCTTCCAAGGGCGTATCAGATGCTGATAAGAAGGTAGATTCGATTTCCCGCGACAAGATCCTGGTGTCCGCGACTATTATAAAATCTGGGAACTTGCCGCGCCATTGCTCGGCCCCGGCACAGCGCTCCTGCTCGTCGACTTTCGCTCGTTCTGCTCTCGCTTGTTCCGCTCTCGCTTGTTCCGCTTTCGCTTGTGCCGCTCTGGCTTGTTCCGCCCGCTCCTGCGCCGCCCAGTCTTGCCGCAAAAACCAGAGCCCCAGGGCGCCTGTAAGCAAGAGCAGAAGGCAAACAACGGCCACAACTTTGCGGCGACCACCCGACGCAATTTGCGCGGCGCTGATGTCATCATGCCGGCTGGCCGCCGCGAAGGCGGCGGCCTCTAGGCTTGGCCGGCGTTTGGCTTCTGCTTCTGCGATGGCCTCCTCTTGCTCTGCCCGGCGTTTGGCTTCTGCCTCGTGGCGGCTGCGCTCCTCCTCTGCGCGCTGCTGAGCCTGTGCCGCGGCTCGCCTTCGAGCCTCCTCTTCCTCGGCGCGCCGCTTGGCGTCGGCTTCCAGCCGCCGGGCCTGGTCCTCGGCTTGCTACCGGGCTTTGGCCTCCGCCCCTGTTAGGCGCTCTTCCGGCGACACCCACGGCTCGTTCAGTGCTTCGACGATCCTACGACACAGGCGCTCGATCTGTTCGCGGACGGTAGTCGATTGAACATCGAGATGACGCAGGGCACGCCAATCGACATACTGCCGCCGGCCGATGGTCGAGAGAACGGGATCATCGCGCCATTTGTCCTCGTTCTCCAGCGCGGGAACCGAAATGTACAGAATTGGAAAGACGAGATCGTTTCGACCAAGCTCTTTTTCGCGAGCGAGAAAGGCGTCGAATTCAAATTTGCAATATTTGCTCTTAACCGACCTTGGCGTAACGATGGGAATGAAAAAGACCGCTTGATTGACCGCGGACTTGATTTCCGATTCCCACTGTTTGCCTGGAGCGATCGCTGCCTGATCCTGCCACAGGCGGAAAGTCGTCTTGGAGCGGCCGAGTTGGGCGCTCAGCTCGCGGTGAATGCCGTCTCGTAGTGTGGAAAGCGTTCCTTTAAATGCCTCGTCATCCTCGCGCGAATAGCTGAAGAATCCGACGAGTTCGGGAAGTTCTGCCAGCGTGGACATCGCACATATGGTGGTGAACCGAAGGACTGAGTTCGCGTCGGCTTCCGGGCCATCCTATCGCACATACACAGGTTATCGACACCGAAAGGTCTCGGTCCCCATCGTCCCAAATCTCAAGGTAACGGGAGGGTACCACGGCTACCACCGCAATGTGTACATCATTCAAGGTCGAGCTCATGGAAGCCGCACATTGCTTCCTGGCGACCCAGATCAACGTGGCCTGCGTCGGTGTGAGCGGGGCGTTCACGCTGACGGGCCTTGCCTCTACGGCAGGCCTCGCCGTCGGTATGGCGGTAAGTGGTGCCAACGTGGCGGCGGGCGCGGTGATCGCCTCGGTCGATTCAGGCACCCAGGTCACGGTGTCGAAACCGCATAACGGCGCCGTCACTCAGGTCAATTTCACCGGCGATGTGTTCAAGATGCAGCTGATCAAGGCGGCGCCGACGCGCACCTTTGATGGCACGCAGGCCAATGTGGGGACGCCCGGGTCGGGCGCGCCGTCGGCGAGCAATGTCGGCACCGACGAGACGAGCGGGCCCGGCTACGTCTCGGGCGGCACGGTACTGACCAACGTCACGCCGTCCAACCCGTCGGGCGTAACCGCGATCACCAATTTCTCGCCCAATCCGCAATGGACTTCGGCCTCGTTCAGCGCCACCGCGGGCATCATCTACAATTCCTCGGCGCGGTGCGGCGGGCGCGCCGCTTGCCGGGCGCACCGTGTCGGTGCACGACTTCGGCGGGACGCAGACGGTGTCAAACGGCACCTTCACGGTGGTGATGCCGACCGCGGATGCCAACAACGCCATCCTGCGCATTGCCTGACAGATGGCGAACTCGCTCATCGACCGCGTCTGGTTCAACACCGCGACGACCGGCGCCGGCACCGTCACGATCGGCTCGCCGGTGACGGGCTATCAGACGCCGGCCGCGGCGGGCGCTGCCAACGGCGCGACCTTCTCCTACGTCATCACCGACGGCAATGCCTGGGAGCTCGGGCGCGGCACCTACAATGCGGGCGCCGGCACGGTGACGCGATCGCTGCTGTCATCCTCGACCGGTGCGCTGCTCAGTCTCTCCGGCTCGGCCACCATGGCCTTCACGGCGCTCGCCGAGGATCTGGTCGCGATGTTCACGCCTCCCCAGGTCACGGTTCTTTCCAGCGGAAGCGGAACCTACAATACGCCGGCTGGCGCCCTTTATCTCGTCCTCGAGATGGTCGGAGGAGGTGGGGGAGGGGCCGGCGTCGCTAGCGGGACGTCCGGCCGCAACGGGGCAAACACCTCGTTCGGATCCCTTTCTGCCAATGGCGGATCCGGAGCGAATGTAAATATCATCAATGTCGGGGGAAGCGGCGGCACGGCCGCGGGCGGTGACATCAATATCACGGGCCAGACGGGCGGCGGGACTCCGGTTACTTGGAATACGGTCATTGCGTCCATCGGAGGCGCAGGTGGCAGCTCCTTCTATGGCGGAGGCGGAGTTTCAGACAGCCTGAATGGTGCGCAGGCGGGAACCGCCCCTGGCGCGGGAGGTGGCGGCGGATGTGCCGGCGTCGGCGCCAACGTGAATGGGCGTAGCGGCGGCGGCGCAGGTGGTTACCTGCGTAAGCTCATCACATCTCCGGCGGCATCCTATTCATACGCGGTGGGCGCCGGCGGCAGTGGAGGCACCGGCACATCGAACAACGGCGGGAACGGCGCCGCCGGCATGATCATCGTGACCGCATACTTTGCCGGATGACGACAACCTCGCGGCGCGCGTGATCGAGGGCTGACATGCTCGGCTTCGCCCCGTTAGGACGGCTGCCGCTGGGCGGCCTGCCGCCGCTGCCGGCAAGCCCGAGCATGACGGTCACCGGCACGGCGGCGAGCGGGGCTGTCGGCGCGATCAAACAGCAGGTCTCAGGCATCGCGAGCGGCGCGGCCGCGGCCGGCACGGCCGGCACGATCGGGTCGAGCCTGACGATCACGTTTTCCGGTACCGCGGCGGCGCCAGCGATCGGCGCCGTCACGCCGAGCATGGCCAGCGCGGCGGCGGGCGTCGCGGCGGCCGGGCAGGGCGGACGGATCGCGCTGTCGGCGGCGGTCACGGCGGCGGGCATTTCTGCAACCGGTCAGGTCGGCGCAGCCGGCAAGACCGTGGCGCCACCGCCGCTGACCGGGGTCGCCGCGGTGGGACAGGTCGGCGCGGTCACGGCGCAGCCCGCCGGCATGGCGCGCAGCGCTGCCGCGGCCGGCCAGGTCGGCGCGACGGCGATCATCATCACGGGCGGCGGAACGAGCCGGCGCGGCAGCGCGGCCGAGCCGGGCCATCGTTGGCCGCAGCGCGGCTCGCGTCGGGTCGAGCCCGTGCGCGAGCCGCCAAGCTTCAAACAATTTCTGGAGAGCTGGACGCCGCCGCCGTTCGTCGTCGTCGACGACCTGGTGCGGCGGCCGGCGGCGCCGGTCGCGCGATCGCTGCCGCCGATGGCGCAGCCCTATCCGAAAGAGCTCGGCGCCGTCGCGGCGGCGCTCGAAGAGGCCGGCGACCTGCGGGCGATCGATGCCGCCATCGCGGGCCTTGCCGACCCGCACGGCGAGGCACTGCGCCGGCTGATCGAGGAGGCCGGGGACCTGCGGGCGATCAACCAGTTCATCGGGACACTGGATTAGAGATGACCGAGACCGTCGATCTGTTGTGGGCCGCGCATGCGGTCGCGCTCTCGCGCGACATCGAGGAGCAGATGACGGCGCGCGCAAGAGATGGATTCCGGCCGCTCGTCGTCATGCTGCACATGGCGCGGCGCGAGGCCGGGCAGGCGGTGGCGGCGCTCACCGAGGTCGACCCGGGCGACGAGAAGCAGATCCGCGCGCTGCAGAACGAGGTGCACCGCTTCCGCGACCTCGTGCGGTTCGCGCAAAAAATCGTCAGCGCCGGGATCGAGGCCGAGCATCAGGTGGGCGACGACGCGCGCGCCGAGCTCGAGCGCCTGATCGCGCCGCCGGCCGATGTTTGCGACACCGAACGCGAGGCCGAGCTCACCCGTCTCGGCATCGCCAGCCTGAAGGAAAGAGCCTATGGAGACTGACACTGCCGACGAGACCGCCGAGCTCAAAGCGATCGAGGCGGGCGCGCCGCCCGACAGCCCGGACCCGGTCGACGCCGGCGGCGCCGCGCCGGCCGCACCCGCCGCCGAGCCGGCGCCGGCCGAGCCCGAGCCGCTCCAGCGCATCACGCGGGCGATCAGGCGCGCGCCGCGATCGCCGCGCGATTCAAACAGGCGCGCGGCACCGGCCTCGACTTCCACGGCGACTATCGCGATCCGGGCCAGAGCTATGGCCGGTACGGCACGCCGGCGATCGAGGCGCGCGACCGGACACCCGATGCGCCCGCGGCCGGACTGGAGCCCGGCATTCCGGACGACCAGCAGCCCGCGCCGGCGGCCGAGCCACCGCGCGCCGCAACGCCGCCGGCGCTGGAAAAGGTTCTGGTGCACGGCGTCGAGATGTGGCTCACGCCCGAGCAGATCCGCGCCGAGGCGCAGAAATCGCTCGCCGCGGGAAACATTCTCGAGACCGCCAAGGAGATCAAGGATGCGGTGTCGCGCGCCTCCATCGCGCACCCGGCGCATCATCAGCACGAGATGGCGCCAAGCGGGACGCAGGAGCCGACCGATCCTTACGAGCGCGTCGTGCAGGACCTGCAATACGGCATCGAGCCCGGCACGGTCGCGCGCACGCTCAAGCAGACGATCGCCGCCGACATCCGCGCCGCCGCGCAGGAGCAGATGGTGCGCGAGCGCTACGGCCACGAGCTCGGCCACCGCAAGCGCAGCCTCGAGGAATTCCAGGCCGGCAATCCGGAGCTCGCCGCCGATCCCTATGCGCGTGCCGCGATCACCCAGGAGGTGCATCAGCAGTACCTTGCGGATCTCAAAGCCCTCGGCGTGCCGGAGGCGGAGCTGCCGCGCGACGCGACCGCGGTTGCCGACTGGCACATGCAGGCGCGCGTGCAGGGGCAGCCGGTGCGCGACATGACGGCGATATTTGACGCCGCCAAAGCCCGCTACCTTGCCTGGCGCGGCGGCAAGCAAACAAACGCCGTGCTGCCGTCCGCGTCGCGCCCGACCGCGCCGCGGATCGAGCTTTCCGCCGACCGCACGCAGCGCCGCGCCGCGGTGCCGACGCAGCCGACCCGCGCCTCCGTGCCGCCGGCCGAGCCCGCCCCGCTCCCGCCGGGCGGCGACCGCTCTGCCGCCATCCTGGCGATGCGTCGCGCCCGCGGCCAGATCGTCGGGTAGCGTGCTTCCCTCCGGGAACGGCGCGGGCGATCGCCTGCGAGTTGGAAGAGGACGCGGCGCAAGCCCCGCAGGGGAGGGATGAAGGCGCGGCCAAACTCTCGCATCCTGATGTGCGACAGCCCTGCACTGCGGGATGAGCGGCTCTGGCGGTCAAAATGTTTGCAGCATCTGAAGCGCCGCGTCGATCACAGCACATAGCCGAAGTGATGTTCAGAGCCCGAGGGGGACCTGACATGCCGAACGACTATCTGCCCGACGAGCTCGCGATGGTGCTCGGTTCGGGCGAGCCGCCCGATGGACCGATCCCGTTGCCGCCCTCGGCGGCGCCGCCGCCCTTTGGACAAGGCTTATCTCCTTCGCCGTCAAGTCACCGGCCGATGCCGAGGCAATCCTTGCGCGCCTGCAGCGCCGGTTCGACATGCTGGATGAAGGCTGGAAAATCAACGACGAGCGGCGGTGGGCGGACCGGAAGATCCTGCTGCGCGACGCCGATGGCACCGTCGGCGAGGTGCAGATCATCCCGGATGCCCTGTACCGGGCGGAGTTCGAGCACAACGGCCATGCGATCTACGAGCGATCTCGGGTGTTGCCGAGAGGTGCGGAACGGAGTGCACTCGAAGCGCAGCTGAAAGACCTCTATGACGCGGCTAATGCCCAGCTCGGGGCGGAGTGGAACGTTCCCGAGCAACCGTATCCCCGCCCGATCTTCCGGCCCCGGCTGCGATGGGTGACTGCCGACGCGTCGGCGCCGGCACCCGACCAGCGGCCTTCGCAAGCGGCGCGAGCGGACGCCGCGACACCGCCGTGGCCCATGCCGAACGCGACCTCTCAGGCACCGCCCAGGCCGGGAAGCGGAACCACGGATATCGGCTGACACTGTTTCAACAGCACCTCGATGTGATTCGCCGACTTGCAGGTTCCGGCTCGCCCACGTAAGGTTGGACAAAAGGCGGCAATTGTTGGTTCTCATGAACAGAGGCAGCAAATGGTGGATCCTGGGAACGACCTGACTGCTCGAATGAACATGTATTTTATTGATTGGGATGGGCGCCCGGCCGTTGCGCGGAGAGACACTGAAGAGGCGTTCGCCGTGACACGGCCGGGCGGACAGTGGAGGCCCGTCGACTACTTTGATGTGGTCCACACCGGAGGGTACCTCTCCGAGAAATTTTGGCGTAACCGATTCGATGGTCATTATGGCCCGCTCGTCCTGTCGAGAATATCCTGGTCCGCGCCCGTGTCGTGGAAGCCCAAGACCGATATGCACTTCTTCAATTGGGATGGCCGGCCGGCCGTCGTCAAAGGGGCCGAGGCGTTCGCCGTAACCAAGCCCGGCGGAGCGTGGCAGCGCGTCAAACTGAAAGACGTGTGCTACGCCGGAAGGCTGTCGTATGAGAAATCTTTGCGAGTAGACTTCGAGCGAAAATTCGGTCCGCTCGACCTGTCGAAGATACCCTGGTCGCAACCGAATTTTCCGCAAGGCACCCAGTAACAGGTCAAGGATGCGGTGTCGCGGAGCGCCGCGTCCCGCCCCTACGGGGGCGGTGACGATCCGCGGCGCAGCGCGCCGGGCGCTTCCCAACCAGGAGGGCCGGCCCGCGCACGCGCCATCGCAGCCGCCGATCGCCCGGGCCCATGCGGCCGGCGGATCGGCGGGTCCCCGACAATCAGGAGAAAACAAACATGTCCGGACAGATCTGGGCGGTGGCCGCCGAGGGCGGCTTCATGTATTCCAACGAGCTGAGCGACGTGCTGCGCCAGCAGGTGCAGCCGTTGACCAAATTCCGGCAGCTGTGCGACGCGCAGGACGGTTCAAACAAAGGCTTGAACCGGGGTGACAAGTATTTTTGGAACGTCTACAGCAACGTGGCGACGCAGGGCGGCAATCTCTCCGAGACCGACCCGATGCCGGAGACGAGCTTCACGGTGGCGCAGCGCTCGCTCACCGTGGGAGAGGCGGGAAATTCCGTGCCGTATACCGGCAAGCTCTCCGACCTCGCCAAGCACGACGTGGTGTCGATCCTCGACAAGACGCTCAAGGACGACGCGCGACAAATATTTCGACATCTCGGCGTTCAACCAGTTCAACGCCTGTGCGCTGCGGGCATCGGCCGCCACCTCGACCACCTCGATCACGCTCGACGCCGGCGGCGTGGCGAGCCAGACCAACAACGTCGCGCTCGGCACCGGCCACGTCAAGGCGATCGTGGACGCGATGAAGGAGCAGTTCATCCCACCCTACATCGCCGACGACTATGTGTGCGTCAGCCATCCCTCGACGTTCCGCAACTTCAAGAATCAGCTCGAATCGATTCACCAGTACACAGAGACCGGCATCACCTTCATCTTCAACGGTGAGATCGGTCGCTACGAATCGACGCGGTTCATCGAGCAGTCGTTCATCGCCAAGGGCGGCGCCGCCAACGCAACGACCTACAATGTCTGGACGCAGACCGCGCAGCCGTGGGCCAACGGGCTGTCGAGCTGGGCGTTCTTCATGGGCGGCGACACGGTGACGGAGGCGATCTGCATCCCCGAGGAGATACGCGCCAAAATTCCCGGAGATTATGGGAGGTCCAAGGGCATCGCCTGGTATTACCTCGGCGGCTTCGGCCTGGTGCATCCCGATTCGACCAACGGGCGCATCGTGAAATGGGATTCCGCCGGCTGACAGCGGCTTCCTTCCCACATCGGTTCCACCGGAGCGGGCCGCCTGTTCGGGCGGCCCGCCGCGTTTTGGAGAACAGCAAACATGTCTGGAAACTACGATAGCCGTCCCGAGACCGAGGTGCTGACCTTTCCGGCCCAGATCTTCGGCGCGGCGAGCAAAAGCTTCAACTATGTCGGCCCGGCCGGGCGGCGCGGCGTCGTGCTCGACATCGTGGCCGACATCACGGCCGACATGGCCGGCGCCACCACGGTGCCGGAGATCGATGTCGGCACCACGGCGGGAGATGCGAGCTATGCCCAGTTTCGCCTCGGCACCGCGGCGGGGGCGGGCTACACGGCGGCGCAGGGGGTGCGGCGCGCCTCGCAGATCGTGCGCACGCTCGGCCAGCCGCAGTCGACCGGCGTCCCGACGGCCTCTGACTTTGCCGGCCACGTCGCGCTCGAGACCGCCTTCATCCCCAAGGACACGCCGTTCGTCGTCACGCTGAAGGCCGGCACCGGCGGCGCGCCGTCCGGTACCGCCCACGTCTACGTCCACATCAAGTGGTTCTGAAGAACAAGGAGGCTTCATGTTCGGCATCCCCAACCGCAACGTCCCGGTGCGGCTTACCGCGCAGAACCCGCTGCCCGACAACAAGCTGTCGTCGGACTGCGGCAATGCCGGCCGCGACGGCTATTCGTGCCGCTCCACCGCCGATCGCAAGACCGGCATCCGTCCATCCGTCGGCGGCGTCCCGGTGCGGGACGAGCCGCGCGACTGGCTCAGCTGAGGATCAGCCATGGCAAAGCAAACTTTTGGCAAGTTCACCGAGCCCGAGGTCGAGGCCGGCACCCGCACCGGGACCGGCCATGCGCCCGGCATGCATCCCTCGTCCGGCATCACCGAGGTGAGGGGCTGCGCACCGGGCCAGACCATCAAGCGCGCCTTCGCGCTCGACACCTCCGACATGGAGCTGCGCAACGAGCAGGGCCTCGACGGCTTTCGCGGCGGCACCCGAAACGTCGCGCACAGCCTGAAGGGCGCCTCGGTGGTCGACCGCAACGAGCCGACCGGCGGCAAGCGCACCGGCTGGAACTGGCCCGACCACTGACCGGCCCATCACGGCGGGCCGCGCCCCGAGCATGAGCGCGGCCCGCCCATTTCCGACCCATCGCGAGCACCCGACATGACCGACTTCTCCGCTGTCCGCCTCGACCGCTCCAAGCCGCACGGCACGGTGCATGGCGTCATCGAGGACGGCATCCACTATCATCAGGACGGCCTGCCGTTCGACGCGCACGGCCGCCTCATCGTCGATCGCCTCAGCCCCGACCAGCTGGCGTTTGCCGAGCGCAAGGGCCGGCGCAGCGCGCGCGCGAACGCGCGCGGCGGCGGGCAAAACCGCCACGATGCCGGGAAGGACGCGCCGGCGGAGGCCGGCGACGTCGACCTGGCGGCCTGGCTGCGGGGGGAGGGCAAATATCTGTTCGACGAGGTGCGCGGCGCGATCCGCAAAAGATATTCGCGCGATGTCGCCTCGATCGGCGATGCCGTGGAGTTTCTGACCCAGGAGCTTGTCCCGCCGCTCGTCGCGATCGACGCGGTCGCCAGGCGGCTGGCGCCGCCGTAGCCGCCCATGGACTATAACACGCTGATCGCCGCCAAGAGCACGGCCGGCTCGATCCGCAACTGGGTCAACTACGACAAGGTCGACCCGGTCACGGTGCTGGCCGAGGCCCAGGCGGAGATTTTCGATCGCATGCGGGTGCGCGAGATGCGCACGCTCGACACCTCGATCGTCACCGCGGCGGGCGTGGAGAAATACGCGCTGCCGCCAAGCTTTCTCGACCCGGTCCGGCCGCTCACCGACAATCAGGGAAACGCCTACGTGTTCAAGACCGAGGGCGAGCTGATGCGCCGGCGCAACTATGACCCGGCGACCGGCCTGATCGTCCGCGGCACGCCCGCCTTCTTCTCGATCTTCGACGAGGCGCTGCAGTTCGATTGCGCGTTCCAGAGCGGCGGCCTGGTGCTCAACCTGCTGTGCTTCAAGTCGCCGGCCCCGCTTGGCCCCGCCAACCCGAGCAATTTCCTGACCAACCGCTACCCGCACATCCTGCGCCGCGCCTGCCAGATGCGCGCCGCCGACTTCATGGACGATGATGCGGCGTTCGCCCGCCACCAAGCGCGGCTCGATGACGACATCGCGATCGCCATGGCCAATAACGATCTTGCCTGGCACGGCGTCGAGCTCGACAGCTCGCCCGCCGGCCACCTCGCCTACTGGTAGGAGCAACACGTGCCCGCAGACACCTACACCGCCGGCGGCGCCGGAATCATCCTGATGGGGACCGGCAACGACAACAACAATTGGGGCACGCTGCTCAACACGCAGGGCCTGCAGATCATCGAGGACGCCCTCACCGGGACGGTTTCGTTCACCGTGACGGGAGGCGCGCTGGACCTGTCCGTCTCCCCACCGCCTGCCGCGCCCAGTCAAGCCAGATTTTCTCACATCATCTTGAACGGCGCGCTCACGTCGACGCTCACAGTGTTCGTGCCGAACCTGCCGAAATGGTGGTTCGTCGAAAACAGCACCAACGGCGCCTTCCCCGTATTCTTCAAGGCCATCGGATCCAACACCATAGAGATCCCATTCGGCACGATGAAGATTGTGGTATCGAGCGGCGCCGCCGCAGTACGACGGCTCGATGCCCAGGAAGTCGGCGAGATCGCGGATTTCGCCTGCACGTCTCCTCCGGCCGGATATATGGAATGCAACGGCGCTGCTGTGTCGCGCGCCAACCATCCGGATCTTTTCAACGCGATCGGCACGACCTGGGGCGCCGGCGACGGAGCCACGACCTTCAACCTGCCGAACTTCACGGACACCGGACGGTTCCGCCGAGCCAGGACCGCATCGGTCGCAGTCGGGACGTACCAGTCGAACCAAAATGCCGCGCATACGCATACGGGGCAGGCGACGGGCACGACGGATGCGACTAACATCGACCACACGCACAACTATAGTGGGACTACTGGTACCGAAAGCGCGGCGCACACTCACACAGCGCAAGGGTCCTTACTTGCCTCCGCTGGAATCCCGTACAATACAGTAGCAGCAGGTACTGCCTTTCAGCTCAATACCGCTCCGCTGGGAACTGAAAGCGCCCTCCACACGCACGCCTATGGCGGAACAACGGCGGGCATGAACCAATCGAATCCCCATACCCACACTTTCACGTCCGGCGTTTTCACCACATCTTCGTCAGGAGGGTCGGAAGCACGCCCTGAAACCGCTGTCGTTCTAACGTGCATCCGCTATTGATCGATAGAATAGCGCGTTGTCTGGGGTCCGACATACCAGCTCGTACCCGTGCGGGTTCAAGAGTTCCTTGAAGTCCTGCAACGGGAACGACAGCTCTGAGCAGATCACTGTCGGCCGAAAGCGTGAGAAATCCAGTGATCGCAATATTTGGAAGTCGAAGCTTTCCGTATCGAGGGACAGAAAGTGAGGTGCGATGCCTGCCATGTAGGTATCGATCAGCGCATTGATGTCGATCAGCTTCACCTCGATGCGATCCACGACCGCCTCGTGCGACCCATCCCATGTCTTGGACTGGTCGATGACGTGCGCCGCGTAGTCCTCGGAGAACGTGTTGAACAAGCGGGTCTTAAGTCGTATCAAGGTGGCGCTTGTTCGGTCATCGAACGCAACGCCGGCATTGACCACGATGTCCCGCGTGCGCGATCGCAGCTTGGCCGCCTGGTCCGGATCCGGCTCGACCAGAACGCCGCACGCGCCGCGAGTCCAGAACAGATAGGTATTACTCAGCTTGATCGGGTCAGCCGCGCCGATATCGAGATAGCGAACTGCCGACGGATGAATCCCGGCGCGCTGCAACCACGCCATGGCCACCAAATCCTCACCTGCGGCCGAATAGGATGCCTGCGACTGGTCGATGCGCGTGGCTGCCGGAAAGATGCTGGCCGCAATCCGACGACGCAGCCGATAGCTGCGCGTCTTCAGCGACCGCACCAACGTGTCCGTCATGCTCATGGAGTTTGCGCCGCTTCTTCAACGAACGATCTTAGCCCTTATCGGCCGCGAAAGCCACCCTTCATAACCCGTCCCAGATGCGCGTGCACGCCCTTGTGGCTCCATCCGGGCTGCATATCCGCGCAATTCGCAAACTTAACAAACAAATCTTCACCAACCATCAAATCTCCAATCTATACCGATGCGAAAGGTTGATCAGCATGCGATACAGCGCAGGCCAGCATCTCATGGCGGCCCGGCTCGTGCGGCACAATCTCATGGCGCGCGGTCACACGGCGGCGTCGGCCGCCGCGCACGCGGCAAGCTTCGTGACGCTCGCCCGGATGGCGCGGCGCGAGGCGGCCGCGAGGGCGGCGGCGCCGTTCGCACCCGTGGCGCATCCGGCCCGTGTTGGGCGCGCAGCGCCGCCGCGCGCGGTGCTGCCGCCGAAGATGGCCGTCACGCCGGGCGCGATCGGCGCCCACCGCCTGCTGGCGCACCCGCGGATCGTGCGCTAGCGCCATGGCCAAGGCGACGCCCGTTTCCCTCACGCCGCCGCCCGGCGTGGTGCTGACCGAGGCCGGCAAGGTGGTGGCCGGCCGCTACTCCTACGCCGACCGCATCCGCTTCGTGCACGGCCGGCCGCAGAAGATCGGCGGCTGGGTGCAGCAGGATTTTGCCGCCACCAGCGGCACGCCGCGCGCGAGCCATGCCTGGCGCGACAATGCCACCAATCAGTTCCTGGCGGCCGGCACCTTCCGCAAGCTCTATGTGTACGATCCGACCTGGGCGCAGAACGATGTCACGCCCTACCGCGCCACGGGCACGCTGCCCGCCAACCCGTTCACCACCACGAGCGGCTCGAACGTGGTGAGCGTGGCGCACGTCGCGCACGGCCTCAACCCGGGCGACACCGCCATTCTTTCCGGCGCCGCGCCGGTCAACGGGCTCGCGCTCAACGGCACGTTCATCGTCCAGACGGTGACCGATGCCAACGACTACACGATTGCGGCGCCCGGCACCGCCTCCGGCTCGGGCACCGGCGGCGGCGCGGCGGTCGCCTACAAATACGAGATCTCGGTCGGCGTCGAGATCGGCACCTTCGGCTACGGTTGGGGCGTCGGCGGCTACGGGCTTGCGACCTACGGCACCTCGCGCACGCAGTCGACGATCTTCATCGAGCCGCGGGTATGGGGGCTCGATCATTTCGGCCAGTTGCTGATCGTCTCCTACAACGGCGGCACGATCTATCAGTTCGATCCGACCCAGGTGCAGCCGTGGCCGCGCGCGAGCGTGATCTCGACCGACCCGGCGCTGCCGGCCGATTGCCGCTTCGTCTTCGTCACGCCCGAGCGCTTCGTGTTCGCGCTGCGCTCCGGCATGAACGTGTCGTGGAACAGCCAGGGGGATCTTGCCGCCTGGACGCCGAGCGCCACCAACACGGCCAACACCCGCACGCTCACCGAGGGCACCAAGCTCGTGGCCGGCCGCGCGCTTGCCCCCTATCAGAGCCTCGTCTGGACCGACGCGGCGCTCTATCTGTTTCAATGGACCGGCTCGCAGTTCGTCTACGATTCGGGCCTGGTGGCGCGCGACTGCGGGCTGATCGCGCCCTACGCGGCGGTGTCGGTCAACGGCATCGCTTACTGGATGGGAGCAAAAAACTTCTTCACCTATGACGGATCGGTGCGGCCGATGGCCAATGTCGAGGACATCCGCAAATGGGTGTTCGACCAGGTCGATCCGAGCTTTGCCTATCAGGCGAACGCCGTCTACAACCCGGTGCACAACGACATTCTGTTCTCGTTCACGCCGGTCGGGCAGGCAAACCCGGCCGCCGCCGTGCTCTACTCGATCGAGAACGAGTGCTGGGCGCCGCAGACCTTCGGCCGCGCCTCGGGCACGCATTTCCAGCAGGGCGACACGCGCCCGATCATGGCCGGCACCGACGGCCACATCTATCTGCACGAGGCGGGGTTCGACGCCAACGGCGCCGCCATGCCGTACAACCTGACGCTGGCGGCTTATGCGATCGCCGACGGCGCGAGCCTCGCCCAGGTGCTCGGCATCGAGTGGGACGCCAAAGACCAGGTGGGCAGCCCGTCGCTCACGCTCAACTGCTACGACCGGCTGGGCGATGCGGCGGCGGAGGATTCCGAGACCGAGACGGTGACCCCCGGCGCGCTCGTCGATTTCCACGCCGCCGGCCGCTATCTCGGCTTCGTGCTCGCCGACCAGGCGCCGGGCTGCACCATCCGGCTCGGCGCGCCGGCCGCGCTGATCTCGGCCAAGGGCCGGCGGCGATGAAACCGGTCTCGCTCAATCTTTCCGGCGTCAAGGACCCGGCGGTCGCCACCGCGCTGGCCGAGCTCGCCGCCGCCTCGCGGCTCAACGACATCGTGGCGATCGCGCAGAATTTTCTCATCACCGGACCCGTCACCACCACCAGGAGCCTCAATGTCTCGACGGCGACGACGTCACAGATCGCAAACTTCCTCGCAACCCTCGTCCTCGACCTACAGAAGGGCGGAGCCCACCGTACCGGCTGACGCGCCGGCGCCGGACGCCGCGCCCGCGCCGGCTCCCGCGCCCGAGGCGGTCGTGGTGCGGCTTGCCGCCACCGATGCCGATGCGGTGGCGATCCATGCCTTCCTGTGCGAGGTCGCGGGAAAGAGCGGCGCGCTGCGCTGCCCGGTCAACCCGGAGAAATCGATGCGCGAGGTGTGGCGCATCGTGCGCGCCTTCGATCTCGCCGCGCCCGACGAGGCGCCGTACGGTTTCGCGCTCGTCGCCGAGCAGGCCGGCACGCTTGTCGGCACCCTCGGCGCGATCTGCCCCGCCTGGTGGTACGGCGATGAACGCTTCTTCACCGACCGCTTCTTCTTCGTGCGCCCGGAGCACGCGGGCGCCGGCGCCGCGCTGATCGCCGAGGCCGACGCGCTCGCGCGCGCCGCCGAGCTGCCGTTCATCCTCCATCTCAAGCAGCGCCCGCGGCCCGGCACCCACATCGTCTACGCCCGCTGCGGCGCGCTTGCGTCCCTCCCCTGAAAGGTGCTGCCGCGCTGACGCTCCTCTCTCTTCCGGTTTCGTTCAGCGGATCAATGCCCCTCAACAATCCCGGCGCGGCTCCCTCTCCCCATAGGGGAGAGGGTCGGGGTGAGGGGGTTACGGCAATCGAAATGTTTGTACGGTTTCGATTGATTTGTCGTCTTCCATTGTTTGTAGCCTCTTGCTGTTCATGAACTTCCCGTTCGGATCCTTCCAACGTTTGTATCCCGGCGCCGCTGGTAATTTCTTCACGTTCGTAACCCCGTCACGCTTGTAACCCCCTCACCCCGACCCTCTCCCCTATGGGGAGAGGGAGTCGCGCCGTCCGTGCCAACAACAGGAACCTGTCATGTGCTTCGGATCGACCACGACGCAGCAGACGAATTCGGCCGGCAGCCGCGTCATGCCGGCCTGGCTCACCAACCAGGCGCAGACCAACTTCGCCAACGCCAATGCGATCGCGGCGCAGCCCTACGTGCGGCAACAGATGTCGCCGCTCACATCCGATCAGCTCGCCGGCTTCCAGACGGTGCGAAATGCCGGCGGCGCCGCCAACCCGTATCTGTCGCAGATCGAGAATGCCTACGGCACCTACGGGTCGGCGCCGGCGATGAACATCAATTCGCCGAGCATTCTCGGCGGCGGGGTGAGCCCCAACAACACGTCGATCCAGAGCTACATGGATCCAAACATCAATGCCGAGCTTGCCCCCACGCTCGCCAACATCGAGCGCCAGCGCCAGATCGCCGTGAGCGGCGCCGGCGGGGTCGGCTCGCAGGCGACCGCCCAGGGCGGGCCTGATGCGTTCGGCGACGCGCGCGCCGGCGTGGCGGAAGCAAACACCAACGAGGCGGCCTTGCGCGCCAACGCGGCGGCGACCGGGCAGGCCTATCAGAACGCCTATGCGAGCGCCCTGCAGGCGCGCGGCATGGATGTCGGCAACGCGATGAACGCGCAGACCGCCAATGCCGGGCTCAACGAGCAGTATCTGGCGCGCGTGCTCGGCTCCGGCAACGCGCTGCAAAACCTCGACCAGTCGCAGCTGCAGCGCGGGCTTGCCGCCGGCAACGCGATGCTCGGCATCGGCAACCAGGAGCAGGCCTTCAACCAGGCGGTCGCCAATCTGCCCTACACCAACAATCAGGCGCAGCAGCAATTCGCGCTCGCCGGGCTGCAGGGCCAGAACGCCGCCACCGCGACCGCCGTGCCGGCGGCCGGCTACACCCAATATGGCCAGACCAGCACGCAGCAACCAAACAACTCCGGCTGGGCGCTCGCCGGTTCGCTCGGCGGCGCGATCCTCGGCAACATGGTCATGCCGGGCGTGGGTGGCGCCATCGGCAGCAGCCTGGGCGGCGCGCTCGCCGGCGGTCCCTATGCGCCGGCGGCGGCCGGCGGCTCGACCAACGGCAACATGTTTCCATCGGCCGGTTGGCTCAACAACGGCTTTAATTGGGGGTGATGCATGGATAATGGATTTGATCTGCCCGTCCTGTTTGGTTCCGGCGCTTACGCGCAGCAAGGTGCTTCCGCGCAGCCTGACGCTGACCCGGGCAGCGATCAACAAGCGCCGCTGCCCGTGCCGCGGCCGCCCAACCCGTTGGGCGCCATCGGCATGGACCCGGCCGATCCGCGCGGCGCGCGCGTGTTTCGCGCCGCCCTCGGCCACGGCCTCGGCGCGGTCGCCAACAACTGGAACAAGCCGGCGCTCGCGGCCTTCGCCGGCTCCGCCGGCGCGGCGCTCGAGGGCGGCAGCGCCGCCGAGCAGCAGCAGGACCATGACGATCTCGCCCACGCGCAGTTCTGGTCCAAGCAAATGAACGACGCGCTCGACCGCGCCATCCGCGCCCACGCGGAAGGGCGCATGAGCGACTTCCAGCAGGCGAGCCTCGACATTGCGCGGGCCCGCTTCATGCTGGGCCGGCCAAGGGTGGGTGACGCCGGCGCGCCGCGCGCGGGCCGGCCGGGCACCGCCGCTCAGCCCGCATCCACCGCCGCCGCGGCGCCGCCCGGCGCGGGCGGCACCGCCTGGCCGCCGCCGCCTCCGCCCGGCGCGGCCGGCACCGTGCCGCCGGACCTCGCCGCGCGCCAGCCGAGCTTCGACGACCGGTTCGCCATCGGCGCGCCCGGCATCGGCCCGGCCCCGCCGGCCGCGCCTCCCTCGATGCCGATTCCGCCCGTGCCGTTTGCCGGAGCAACCGCCAACAGCGGGCTCGCCGGCTCCGGCGGGGTCAGCGGCGCACCGGTTCCGTTTGCTTCGCCGCCAGCAAACAACGGGCCTTCCGGCACGGGCGGCGCGCCGGCGCCGCAAGCAGGTCCTCCGCCCGGCGCGATCGCCCATCTGAAGCAAAATCCCGACCTGCGCGATCAGTTCGACGCCAAATACGGCCCCGGCGCGGCGGCGAAAGTGCTCACGCAATAGCCATGGCCAATCCGTTCGATCAGTTCGACGCGGCGCCAGAGCCCGCCGCGGCCGCGAACCCGTTTGATCGGTTCGACCCGGCGCCTGCCGCCGACGCAGCCGCAAAAGCGTCCGATCGATCGGATCCCGGATCGGAGCCCTCCAGCGTGGGAGATTTCTTTGCCTCGATCCCGCGCGGCATCCTGGGCGGCCTCGCCGATACGGCGACCGCGGGCGGCGAGGCGGCGAGACTCGAGATGGGGCAGATCGAGGGCGCGCCGGACGCGCTGCCGGCGACGCCGTCGGCCGAGACCGCGACCCAGGAGATCGAGAAAAACGTCACCGGCGAGCTGCATCGGCCGCAGACGCGGGCCGGCCGCTACGGTGCGGCGATCGGCCAGGCGGTCGGCAACCTCAGCAACTGGGTCGGCCCCGGCGGCCCGGTCGGCAAGACGCTCGCCGCTGTCGGGTCGGCCGTCGGATCGGAGCTGTTGGGCGAGGCCACGCAAGGCACGCCGGCGGAGCCATGGGCCCGCCTCGCCGGAGGTTTGGCCGGCGGCATCACTCCGGCAACGCTGGCGCGGACGATTGAACGCGCCGCCGCGGCCGCCCCCAAGGTGCCACACACCCCGTCGAACCCGGCGCACGCCGACGCGCCACCATTGGCTGGTGATCGCGCGCCGGCGTCAGGTATCGCCGGCGAGGCCGGCGCCGCGCCGGCCGAATCCGCGCCGCCCGCCCACAGCCCGGCCGCGCAGGCATTCGAGCGATCGCAACAAACACGCAGCGCCGCCTACGCCGCGGATCATGAGGTCACCATCCTGCGCCGCGCCGGCTTCGGCGACGACGCAATCGCCGCCATGTCGCCCACCGAGCGCGCCGCCCGCGTGGCCGACGCGGTCGAGAGCGGCATCTCGATCGCCGCCGAGCCGCGCGCCGCTGTGGCTCCGGGCGAAGGCGGCCGCGCGGTCGAGCAGGCAGTCGCCGAGGCCGGCGGGCAAGCGCATCCGGCCGACATCGCGGCGGCCGGAGATCTCGTCGAGCAGCACGGCCTGCCGGCACGCGACGCGCTGGAACGCGCCGCGATGGAACAGGCGCTGCGCGAGGGCAAGCTGACGCCGGAGCAGGCGGCGGCTGTTTATAAAAGGGAGGCGCCTCCGCGATCATCAGCGATGCCCACCAGTGCCAGTCCACCCGGCCCGGTTTCGCCTGAAGGTCGACCGCGACCGCCTCCCGAACCGCAACCATCCGGGACCGCAGTCCCCGCACGAAACGGCGCCCCATCGGGCGCCGTTTCTGATTCTGGAGATCAATATCCACCTGCCACCTTCGGCAAGGCCGCCAGCGATGACCATCAGAAAACGTTCTTCGAGGCGCATCCTCACCTCAAGCATCGAGTGTGGGTACACCACGCCGTTGAACGAAGGGTCATGAACATGTATCCTGGCGTCGTAACGAAAAAGGAATTACACTCGTTGGAAAATTTGCGCGGCATTCCTCTGCTTCACAATCGGAAAATCCACCTTAGCAGAATTCGCATCGAATGGAACAAGTTCTACGATACGCACAAGACTTCGGCCACTAAAGATGAGTTGTTGAAAAAAGCAACGGAGATCGACGATATGTTTGGACATCTCTTCACTCCGCCTGTGAGGCCGCCGCGACCATGAAATACTTCGAGATCGAGCCGGAAGTTGGCGGAGGGTGGGGCGACAATACGGTTGTCAACAGAAGCACAAACCCACCGACAGTGGTAAAGCTTCACTATGAGTTCGACGGTTGGTTGGGAGACGCGATCCAAACCGCGTCTCCTTGTTACATTGCTCGAGTCGAGCTGGCGCAAGCGATTGAGCAAACCGGCCTGACAGGGGTTCGGTTTGCGGAGGTAGAAACGTCCACCTCCGGCGAGTTCAAGCAGTTCTTTCCTGGACTTGAATTGCCGGAGTTTTGCTGGATGCTGATCGACGATCGTCCGGGTGAAGACGACTTCGGGATCCACAAAAACGAGAGGTGGATCTTGGTAGTGTCGAAAAGGGCGCTGGCGCTTATTCGAAGGTTTGGCTTGAACCATGCAGAAATTCGCGATTTCGAGGCAAGTGGAGAGACACTGGGCTCCAGGCAAAGAGTGTGATCGGGTCATCTGAATTGCCTCGACAGTCCCGGATGCATCAGCCTTACTCCACTCGCCCGTATTCGTCGACGTAATAGCCCGCGACTGGGATACGTGGGCGGACAGGAGCTGGCGGGAACCGAGGCCAGAAACGCTCTTGCGAAAAAATCTCGGCCGTGTACGTCTAAGCGAATTTGATGCCGCAATCATTCGCGTCGCTCCTGCATGGGTCGACATGCCGGGTGCGATCAACACAAGTCTCGGTGCCTGGGCGCGGCGGTATTCGGGTTAGCAAGAGCCGGCAGAATTCAGTCGGTCATGGAAGGCGAAATGGTATGGAACCTTCGATCGATTGGAGAGCGGAAATAATCAAACTTGTCGTCCTCAAAAACACTCTAACGGAGGTGGACAAGGAAGGGGTGTTTCCGCAGCATCTTCCGAAGGCGCCGGCCACACCCGGTGAGATTCAGGAGTGTGAGCGCGCCCTCGGATTTGAGCTTGACGATGAATACCGTACATTCCTGTTGCATGCCGACGGATGGCATGGCTTCGTTCAGGACATACATTTGTTTGGGACACAGGATTTGTTGGGTAGCGATCGTTTTTGCGAGGCACGAAGGATACTTCAGTCGTATCGACATGTCATATCCGGGTCAGACGCGCTCGCGATAGAATCGCTCTTTCCGATCGGCGTCTCGCTGGCGGACGGTGACGTATTTGCGATGGTAAGGCCCGGCATTCCATCTGACTGGCGTGTATTCTGGATCGCGGGTGGTGAAAGCGAACGGTACCCATCCTTCTCTGAGTTCTTCTTGACGATGATGGACGCCAACTTCGAAGAGATAGCCAGTTTCCGGCAAGACGCAACATAACGCTCCCGAGGCACGCCGCTTACAGACGACAAAGCTCGCGAGGACCTGAGATGAGAATTTTGTTTGGGCATGTTTCATTCCACCTGTGAGGCCATCGCAACCATGAGATATTTTGAGATCGAACCGGAAGTTGGCGGACAGAAGGGAGACCACACGATTTTCGACAGAAGCGCGAGCCCAACTACAGTGGTCAGCTCCAGTTTGAGTTCGATTGTTGGTTGGGAGACGCAATTCTGGAATCGTTTCCGTGCTTCATTGTCCGCGTCGAGCTGGCGCAGGCGATCGAGCAAGCGGGTTTGACGGGAGCTCGGCTTGCGGAGGTCGAGACAGGTCCCTCCGATCAGTACCGGCTGCTCTTTCCCGAAAAGACCTTTCCGGAGTTTCGCTGGATGCAGATCGACGGTCGCGTCGGCGCGGACGACTTCGCAGTCGACACAAAGTCCATTTTGGTGGTGTCCGAAAGGGCGCTGGAGCTTCGAAGGTTCAGCTTGAACCATGCGGAAATTCGCGATTTCGCCGCAAGTGGAGAAGCGCCGACGCCGCGCTGATGCCTGCCGCCAAATTTGAACATACGTATCCCGTTACCTCCCATCGCCCCGAGGCGGAAGCCTAGATCCTCGAGCCGCATCTCTATCTGCGCCGAGAGTGAAATCGGCCACAGACTCAAGTCAAAGGTTCTGTCTAGTCAGGCGCTGTCGACCGTCCACTCTTTTATTTCGGCTCGACGGGGGCAGCGATGCAGGTTGCCGACTGGCTGAGATGTCTCGGGCTCGAACAATACGAGCCGGCCTTTCGCGCGCATCATGTCGACGCGCAGCTATTGTGCCATCTCACCTCCGCGGATCTGAACGAGCTCGGCGTTGGCCTGATCGGCCACCGGCGCAAATTGCTCGATGCGATCGCGGCGCTGCGCGCGGATGCCGCGCGGGCACACGCGCCGGGCCGGGCCAAGGAGCCGGCTTTCGCCGCGGCGGTCGAGCCCGGGGCGGAGCGCCGGCAGCTCACCGTCATGGTCTCCGATCTGGTCGGCTCGACCGCGCTGTCGAGCCGGATGGATCCCGAGGATCTGCGCGAGCTGATCGCCGCCTATCAGCAATGCGTCGCCCGCATCGTCCGGCGCGCCGGCGGCTTCATCGCGCGCTACATGGGGGACGGCGCGCTCATCTATTTCGGCTATCCGCAGGCGGATGAGGACGACGCCGAGCGCGCGGTCCGCGCCGGCCTCGATCTGGTGGCGGCGGTGAGCGCGCTCGGCCTCAGCGTGTCGCTGCAGGTCCGGGTGGGGATCGCGACCGGCCTGGTGGTGGTCGGCGATGTGGTCGGATCGGGCGCCGCGCTCGAGCACATGGTGGTGGGGGAAACCCCCAATCTGGCCACCCGGCTGCAGTCGATCGCCGAGTCCGACACGGTCGTCATCGCGGACAGCACGCGGCGGCTGGTCGGCAATCTGTTCGAGTTCCGCGACCTTGGCTGTCACGACCTCAAAGGCGCCGCCGCGCCGGTGCGCGCCTGGATGGCGGTGCGACCGCGCGCGGTCGAGAGTCGGTTCGATGCCCTGCATGCCGCCGCGCTCACTCCGCTCATCGGGCGCGAGCACGAGCTCGACCTCCTATTTGCTCGATGGCGGCAGGCAGGAAGCGGCGCCGGCCAGGTCGTGCTGCTCGCGGGCGAGCCGGGGATCGGCAAGTCGCGCCTGGCGGCCGGATTGCTGGAGCGCATCGCCGACGAGCCGCACACGCGGCTGCGCTATTTCTGCTCGCCGCAGCGCGCCGACAGCGCGCTCTATCCGATCAGCGGACAGCTCGAACGCGCCGCCGGCTTCGCGCCCGACGACGATGCGGCCTGCAAGCTCGCCAAGCTCGACGCCCCGCTCACCCACAGCGCGACCCGGCCGCGCGACGCGGCTTTGTTTGCCGAGCTGCTGTCGCTGCCCGGCGACGGCCGCTATCCGGCGCTCGATCTGACCCCGCAGCAGCGCCGCCAGGCGACGCTGCAGGCGCTGATCGCGCAGATCGGCGCGCTGGCCCAACAGCAGCCGGTGCTCGCGATCTTCGAGGACGCGCACTGGATCGATCCGACCAGCCTGGAGCTCGTCGATCGCGCGGTCGATCTCATTCGCTGCCTCCCGGTCCTGCTCATCGTGACTTTCCGGCCCGAGTTCACGCCGCCCTGGCTCGGCGAGCCGCATGCGACCGTGCTGACGATCAACCGGCTCGCCGACCGCGATGTGGCCGCCATGATCGCGACGATCGCCGGCACCCGTGCGCTTCCGTCCGGCATTGCCGCCGAGATCGTTGAGCGCACCGACGGGATCCCGTTGTTTGTCGAGGAGATGACGAAGGCGGTGCTGGAGGCCGGCAGCAGCGAGGCGTGGGACATCGTGTCCGCGGTTCCGGCCGCGACGCTCTCGGTTCCCGCCACGCTGCATGCCTCGCTGCTCGCGCGGCTCGACCGGGTCGGCTCGGCCAAGCAGGTGGCGCAGATCGGGGCGGCGATCGGCCGCCAGTTCTCCTACGAGCTGATGGCGGCGGTGGCCGGCCATGACGCAAAGGAGCTGCGCGCGGCGCTGAAGCGGATCACCGACCTCGGCATCGTCTCCTGCGACGGCACGCCGCCGCACGCCCGCTATCTGTTCAAGCACGTGCTGGTGCAGGACGCGGCCTACGACACGTTGCTGCGCGAGCCGCGCCGCGCGCTGCATGCGCGCATCGCGCAGGCGCTGACGCAGTATTCACCCGACGCCGCCGAGCTGCACCCGGAGATCCTGGCGCACCATTATACGCAAGCCAGCCTGCCGGAGCAGGCGGCGAGCTTTTGGGGCAAGGCGGGGCAGAAGTCGATCGCCCGATCGGCGCTGGTCGAGGCGATCGCGCAGCTCACCAAGGCGCTCAACCTCATCGCCGGCCTGCCGCCGAACCGGGCGCTGCGATGCGAGCAGATCAGGCTGCAGGCGGCGCTCGCCGGCACGCTCATCCACGTCAAGGGCTATTCGTCGCCGCAGGTGATTGCGGCGTTCGAGCAGGCGCGGGAGATGATCGAGCGCGCCGACGCGGTGGGCGAAGGGCCGCAGGACCCGCTGCTGCGCTTTGCCGTGCTGTACGGGCTGTGGGTGCCGAGCAATGTCGCCTTCGACGGCGACACGGCGCTGAGCCGCGCCAAACAATTCTTGGGCCTGGCCGAACAGCTCGGCCACGCAGCGCCGCTGATCGTCGGACACCGTCTGATGGGCACGTCTCTGGTCATGCTGGGCGAGCTCGAGGCCGGCTGCGGGCATCTTGATCGCGCGCTTGCGCTCTACGTGCCGCAGCTGCATCGCCCGCTGTCGCTGCGGTTCGGCCAGGATATCGGGGTCGCCGCCTGGGGCTATCGCGCGCTCGCGCACTGGCTGCTCGGTCGCGCCGACGCGGCGCTGAGCGATGCCGCGGCCGGACTTGCGACCGGGCGCGAGCTCGGGCAGGCGGCTAGCCTGATGTGGGCGCTGTTCTCGGCCGCCATGGTGGAGAATCCCGCCGGCAAGTTTTCTGCCGCCGAAGCGCATGCCAAGGAGCTGATCGCGCTCGCCGGAGACAAGGGCGCTCCCATGTGGCGCGCGTTCGGCTTCATGGCGTGGGGCTGGACCCTGTCGCTGACCGACCGCGCGCAGGCTGCGATCGACAAGATCACCGCCGGCCTCGACGCCTACGCGGCGACGGGCGCCACGGTCTTCCGGCCGAACTATGTGGTGGCGCTCGCCCGCGCGCACGCCGCCTGCGGCGAGTTCGAGGCGGCCGGGCGCGCGCTCGCCGAGGCGCTCGCCGCCACGCAATCAAGCAAGGAGCGCTGGAGCGAGCCGGAGATCCACCGTGCCGCCGGCGAGCTCGCGCTCGCGCGCGGCGACGCGAACCAGGCGGAAGCGCAGGATCATTTCCAGCGCAGCCTGTCGACGGCGCGCGCGCAGAACGCGCGATCCTATGAGCTGCGCGCCGCCACGAGCCTC